TCTTCATCAAGAGGTATACAAACTGCAGTAAAAGACTATGTTAATCGTGCAATAGATGACATAATAAATGCAGATACTGAATGGCCCTTTACAGTTGTTAATAAAAGTTTTACAACTACTGCAGGTACACGTCTTTATACTAGATCTGCATTAAGCACAACAAACACAAAGACTGTAGACTTTGATAGCTTTACGTTTCTTGAAGCTGCAGACAAAAAAGAGACTACACTTGAGTTCATAACTTACAGTGAGTATCTCGATAATTATCACGAGCGAGATACAGATCCAACAGGTAACTCACGAGCCATACCAGTGTATGTCTATGAAGATCCACAAAACAACATTGGTCTATCTCCTGTGCCTGACAAAAGCACATACACTGTAAAATATTATTACTATGCCACACACACAGCATTGAGTGCATCAACGGATGAATCATCTATACCTGAAAGATTTGAAAACGTAATAATAGAACGAGCAAAATACTATGCGTTTACTTTGCGTGGTGAAGTGCAAAACGCACAACTTGCACAAATGCAGTTTGAAAGATCAATCAAACGTATGCGTGTAGAATTAATTAATAAACAACTATATATGAGAGCCGTCTAATGCCAGAGCTAAGTCAGACAGGTGCGTTTCCATTT